TAATAAGATGTGAAGCAAATGATACTTATACAACAACATATGATGGTCATGCTGATGCTGGTGCAGAAGATGATTCCGCAGCGGTGACAGCAGCAACTACAGCTAGGAATAACTACCTATCTGCACACAGTATTACTTACTAAATTTTCTGTGTATAAATAAAAAATGAAAGAATATATTTTAGAAGTCAAAAAAATAATACCTCAAAATTTTTGTAAAAAAATTATCTCCTATTTTGATAACGATTATATTGATGCGGGCACTGTTGGAAAAGGTGTGGATAAAGATATAAGAAATTGTGTAACTCGATCTTTATTAGACGCTAAATCATTCGGAGAAAAAATTTGTTTAAATGCAGTGAAAGAAAAAATATTTCAATGTGTTGATCATTATAAAAATAATAATTCTATTAACATAGATAAAATATCTCAACTTGACATACTTAGATACGATGCAAACAAATACAAAGCAGGTTATGATTTTCACAAAGATTTTGGTGCTAAAGTAACAGAGAGACATCTGTCTATTTCTATTTGTTTAAACAACGAGTATGAAGGTGGAGAATTTGTTTTTGATATTCCAGGTGGGCATCATATTGTGCCACAAAATGTAGGTGACGCAGTTATATTTCCGTCTAATTTTATGTTTCCTCATCAAGTAAATAAAATAACAAAAGGAACACGTTATGCCTTGATAGCGTGGGTAATATAAATGGAACCAATTTTTATAAAAGAATTTTTACCAAAACAAATTTTAAATTTAGCTTATTCTTACTCAATTATAAAATATTCAAATATGAAAAAATTTAATGTTGATCGTCAAACACAATCATTAATATCTGAACATAGTGATTTTCTTATGGAAACGCTATTAGATGCTAGTGTTCCTGTTATAGAACAAAATGTTGGAAAAAAATTATGGCCAACATACTCTTTCTTTAGAATTTATGACAAAGGCTCAGATTTAAAAATTCACAAAGATAGAGAATCTTGTGAATATACGGTGGCTTTATGTTTAGGAGCAGATCCTATAGATCAACCTTATGAAATATTTGTTGGAGAAGAGGATGAGAATTCTGATTATAAATATTATAATAGAAAAGAAGAAGTGAAAAGGTGTAGAATTGAACATAAGTTTCCAATGATTCCTAACAATGCAGTAATATTCAAAGGGATGGAGAAAATTCACTGGAGAGAAATGTGCACTCATGATCATTTTATAACAGTATTTCTACACTATGTTGATCAAGACGGACCATACAAAGAATTTAAGTTTGATAAAAGACCTATGTTAGGATTTAAAATCTAAGTATTGCATTAAGGAGAAAATGTAGTTGTTACAAGTTTTAGAAAATAAGATAGAAGAAAATATTGTAGATAAATTTTTACACACATTAGATGTGTTTAAAGATTTAAGACCAGATTTGAATCGTTCTTTACTTCCAAATCATTCTTGTGTAAATGGCTATCACACAGGAAATATACTTAAATTTAATTTTACTGTTAAAATGGTTAACGAAATTTTAGATAAAATTCCTTATGGGGATACAGTTTTACATCATGTGCATTTAATTCATTTTTATGAGAGTGGTTATGAGAAAGCTCATGATCATAAACAAACGGAAGATTTTTCTTTTATCTTATATTTATCAAACTCAGAAGACGGACATACTTGTTTTAAATTAAAAGAAGAATTGTACAAAGTAAAACCTGAAAAGGGAAAGATAATTTTTTTTCCTTCTGATATTTGGCATTGGGGAGAACCTAGTTCTGGTAATAAAAAAATTGCAGTAGGAGCATTATCTAGAAAGACATAAATGAATTTTATGGAAAATAAATATATATTTAAAAGTAAGGTAAAAAATCATCAAGAGATTAAAGAAAAACTTTTACAGCAGATAGCTTTGATACCTCAAAATCCGTATAAAGTGGAAACCAATGATATTCTGCACACAGATTGGAATCTTCCCAAAACAATGCATCGAGAATATAAAAATTTGTTTATAGAAACAATTAGTGATCACTTGGTAAGCATGTGCCATGCATTGAATGTTAATAGGTACATTGTAGGTAATTTTTGGTTTCAACAATATGGTCAAAATAATAGGCATGGATGGCATACTCATCCTGGTTCAAATTTTGCTAATGTTTATTTTGTGGAATGTTCAAAGGGTGCAAGCACTAAATTTAAACATTTTACCGAAGATTGTGAAGAGGGTGACATTATAAGTTTCCCTGCTTTTTTACCACACATGTCACCACCCATTGAGGATAATAATAGAAAAACTGTAATTGCATTTAATACAGATTTTCCTACAGAATAGAGGAACAAATGATTAAACCAGAAGAACTAAAAGATCAAAACTTTAAATTATTTTTAGGGATGCCAATGTATGGTGGCATGCTTACGGAACCGACTTTACATGGCTTGTTGGAGTTACAGTCTTGGACTCAAGCTAACAATGTTGCAATGAGAATACAAACAATGGGTAATGAAAGTTTAATTACTCGTGCTCGAAATACCATAGTCTCCATGATGATGGATCAACAAGATTTTGTTGCTACACATCTTTTATTCATAGATGCTGACATAGGTTTTACTTGGAAAAATATTGAACGATTACTTTGTGTAGATAAAGATATAGCTTGTGGAATTTATCCCAGAAAACATTTATACCTTGAAAAGATTAAAGACATTTTAAAAGAAAACCCTGACGCACAACCTGATGAAATAGAAGCTAAAGCCTTAGGATATAATGTAAATTTTGATGACCCTTTAAATTTAAAAGGTGAGGGAGGTTTTTTTCCTGTGCAAGAAGCAGCCACAGGTATGATGTTAGTTAAAAGAAAAGTATTTAGAACTATGATGAAAAAGTTTCCTGAAAGAAAATATGAGTCGGATCAAATTGTTAATGGTGGATCTTATAAGTCTGATAACTGTTATGATTTATTCGCTGTTGGACCTTACAATACGAAAACAAAAGAAGGTCAACCACAAATAAGATATTTATCTGAAGATTACTACTTCTCTCGTTTATGGCAAGAGTGTGGTGGTGAAATTTGGGCTGACTTAGCTATGCCTTTAACTCACTTTGGTAATAGAGCCTTTAAAGGTCATGTTGGGTCTTTAGTAGCTAAAAAAGATGAGTAAAAATATTAAGATAATTTATAATTTTTTTGATTTTCCAAATCTCATATATGAGAATTGTAAAAAGTTAAATTTTTATACATTAGAGGAAATGAATAAAATTATTCCAGGAAAATATGATTGGCCTGGTAAACGAACACTTTCTTTTGAAAAAGAAAATCCTTTTTTACATTTACATATTTTATCCTACCTTAAACTAAATGGAATAGATGTAGATAAATACAAAAGAATAGTCACATATGCTCATATTAGATTAGCCGAAGATGAAGAAAAAGATTGGATACATAGAGATAATTGTGACACAGCCTTAATTTATCTTTCTAATACTAACCTAGATTCGGGAACTCAATTTCTTGCTGATAATCAAGAAAATGAAATATCAAAAGCAAATTTCGTACAAAATACTTGTGTGTATTTTGAAAAAGGCTTGTATCACACTTCTTTTGGTAATCATGGATATAGTATTGAAGATGCACGTATGACGCTTAATATTTTTATGTTCAAATAAGCTATTTATCTATTGGATTTTTGTAGTATATTGACGTCATGCCATTAGTAAATTTTAGACCAGCACCAGGTATCAATAAAGAAGTCACCGACTACACAGGCGAAGGCAAGTGGACAGATGGGGATAACGTACGTTTTTTTCAAGGATTACCACAGAAAATTAAAGGATGGGAGAAGTTTATCTCCACAACCTTGGTGGGTGTCGCTCGTGATCAACATGCTTGGGTAGCCTTAGATGGCACACGATACAACGCTGTTGGCACTGATAGAAAGCTTTATGTTATAGAAGAAGGACTAGCTTATGACATTACCCCTATTAGAGAAACACAAGCTTTAACTAATCCCTTTACTACAAACGCAACAACCTCAGTAGTAGTAACCGATACTGCGCATGGAGCAGCGAAAGGTGACTTTGTTACTTTTGATTCTTTCTCAGCTATTGATGGCTTGGATATGAATAAAGAATTTGAAGTTACATCAGTAGCTAATAACAATGCTTATGTTGTAACAACAACCGCTGCTGCCTCAGGATCAACAGCAAGTGGTGGTGGATCAGGCAATGCTAAATATCAAATTACTATTGGTCCTGAGATATCTACTTCAGCTTTTGGTTGGGGCACTGACTCATGGGGCTCTAGTACATGGGGCACTCCTTCTGCTGCTTCTAATGTAACTTTGGAAGCGAGACAATGGTCGCTAGATAATTTTGGAGAAGATTTAATTGCAACAGTTTTAAATGGTGGTGCCTTCAGGTGGGACACATCAACAGGTGTAAGCACAAGAGCCGCTGCTATATCAGGTGCACCAACCGCATCAAGAATAAGTTTAGTTTCAACGCCTGATAGACATTTACTTTTTATGGGAACAGAAAACACAATTGGAACTGTAAGTTCACAAGATGACTTACTAATAAGATTTTCGGATCAAGAAGATATTACTACGTATCAACCTACAGCAGAAAATACTGCTGGCTCATTAAGAATTGCTGACGGATCACGGATCGTGGCAGCAGAGCGATCTAGAGGTCAAATACTTGTATGGACAGATACATCATTACACTCAATGCAGTTTATTGGTCCTCCTTTTACTTTTGGTTTACGACAATTAGGTCAAAACTGTGGAATCATTGGTAGTCACGCAGGACTTGATTTAAACGGTGTTGCCTATTGGATGTCGCAAGATTCTTTTTATCTGTTTGATGGTACAGTCAAAAAATTACCGTGTACCGTGGAACAGTTTGTTTTTGACAATATTAATATAACAGGATCTGAAAATGCTTTTGTAGGTCATAATGGCGAGTACAATGAAGTATTATGGTTTTACCCAAGAACAGGATCTGACACAATTAACGCAGTAGTGGCTTATAACTATCTAGAGCAAACTTGGTGGACAGGAACACTAGATAGAACAACTTGGATTGATAGAGAAGTCTATGATAATCCTGTAGCCTCGGACTACTTACCAACGACCACGGCCAACAATGAAGTTATCTCTGGTTTAACTGATGGTGCGACTCAAATGTTTTTACATGAGACAGGAAATAATGCAGACGGTGAAGCCATGACTGCTTTTGTGAAATCAGGATCTGTAGAAATAGGTGAAGGTAATGATATTCTTTTTGTACAAAAACTTATACCTGATATTCAAAATCAAGAAGGTACTTTAAATATGAAATTAGAATTTAAGTATTATCCAAACAATACAACGAGCACTATTAAGACAGCGACCTTTACTGACACAACAGAGTTTGTAAGCTTACGAGGAAGAGGTAGAGAATTCACAGTCAATGTTGTCTCTAATACAACAGGCACCGCTTGGAGATTAGGAACACAACGTTTTGATATTCAACCCGATGGTAGAAGATAATGGCAAAACTAACATTACAAAGATTTCCTGACCCTAGACCTGAGTATGATGCTCAACAGTCTGCTGAACTAATTCGACAATTAGAGGAAATGATACAACAATTGAACACTCAATATACACAAGACACTCAAGAGGAGTCCACAAGAAGAGCGTGGTTTTTTAGATAGATGGCTGATGTATTTAAAAGGTTTACACAAAAAGCAGCTAACACTGCAGCTATAACAATTTTTACAGTTCCTGTTGCAAATGTGGCAGCAACTCCTCCAACACCTGTTTCAACCTTTATAGTTCAAACGATAGTTCTTCATAATGATTCAGGATCAGGTACTGTTAATGCAAAAATTACACATAATAATGGTTCTACTGACGTAGAAATTAATAACATTGATGTGGCTCACGGTGCTACTCAACAACTCAATGGACCTTTTGTGTATGAGGGTGGAGACTCTTTAAA